TCTTGAAGGTCAAGCGAATTTAGATGACCTCCTAACCCAGAGGCCGGGGGGCGTGGTTCGGGTTAAATCCCCTAATGCTGTTACGCCCTTGGCTACCCCTCCCCTTGAGCCTTACTCATTCCAGATGCTAGGATATCTTGATGAGGTAAGGGAATCAAGATCAGGAGTAAACAAAAACACTCAAGGGATTAATGCAGATGCTTTAACGTCACACACTACGGCTACCGCTGTTAATGCTGTGATGACTAACGCCCAGTCAAGAGTGGAAATGATTGCAAGACAGTTTGCAGAAACTGGCGTTAAAGAATTGATGAATTATATTTATGAACTTCTGCTTAAATATCAGGATAAAGAGCGAGTGGTTATGTTGCGTAATGAGTGGGTTCCTGTACGCCCTGATATGTGGAGCGATAAGATGGATTGCACTGTTTCTGTTGCTCTTGGAAATGGCTCAAAGGATCAGCAAATGGCTCACCTGTCACAGATGTTGCAGTTTGCAGGACAGGCTATGTCTGGTGGATTACCTATTGTAACTCCGCAAAATATGTACAATCTTGGGGCCGCACTTATAAAGGCAATGGGCTATCAGAATGTTAATGATTTCTTAACACCTCCCCCGCCTCCGCAACCTGAACAGCCTAACCCAGAACAGCAAACGGCTATGATGGAACAACAGATTAAAATGAAAGAGTTGGAAATAAAACAAGGCGATTTACAAGTTAAAATGATGAAAGTCCAGCAGGACGCACAAGAAGCCGCTGTAGATGCCCAACTTAAAGCCGAAGAACTAGCCCTTGAACGAGAACAGAAAAGGGCTGTAGCAATAGGAGCAACATGAGTAGAGATATAGAACACGCGAAAAGCCTTCTTAATGACCCTCTATATAATGAATCATTTGAAAAATTAGCAGAAAATATTTATAACACTTGGGCGCATTCAAGTGTGAACGATGTCGAAAGCCGCGAACAATGTTGGCTTTCATTACGACTCCTTGAGAGACTTCGCCTTCATCTAACCAGTATTGTAGAAACCGGAGAGATGGCGGAAAAACTTAAGGAATACCACATATAAGGAGAATTTGTTATGGCGGATACCATTGACCCGCTTCCAGTAGCACCCGGTAGTATTACCGAAGCACAAAATGCTTTTCTTGGATTAATGGAACCTGAAGAGGAGAAACCACAAACCGAAGAAAGCGCACCTACGGAAGATGTTGAAGAGTCTACTGAGGAAACTCAAGACGAACCATTGGAAGAGGATGTCCTTGAAGAAGAGGCCGAAGAGGAATCTGAGGAAGAATCTGAAGAGGAAGAGTTAGACGAAAATGAGGTTGAAGAGGAACCTGAATTTTATTCCGTCAAAGTTGACGGTGAAGAATTTGAGGTAAGCCTTGACGAACTTGTACAAGGGTACTCCCGTCAGTCTGACTATACTCGTAAAACGCAAGAACTTGCAAGCCAAAGAGATCAAATGGCTCAACTGCAACAGCAGTGGAATAATGAGATTTCTGAAGCACAGGCGGAGCGTCAGCAATACATGGATGCACTTGGACAATTTGTTCAAAACTCTATGGCAGGATTAGAACAGTTTGGTAATATTGATTGGGAACAACTTCGTGAAGAAGATCCCATTGCATTTGTTACCAAAAAAGAAGAGTTCCGTGATGCTCAAGAACGTGTTAGGCAAGCGCAAGCCCAGCAACAGTTTGAGCATGATAAACAGAATAAAGAAATTGCTAAAATGCGTCAACTGGCCGTTCAGGAAGAACACCAAAAGTTAGTAGCGGCTGTGCCTGAATGGAATGATACAGAAAAACGTAATCAGATGGCATCTGAACTTTCTTCATACGCTGTTAATCAGGGATTCACTAAAGAAGAACTAAAACAACTAATCGACCATAGATCGCTAATCGTTCTAATGAAGGCTCAAAAGTATGACGCCTTGCAGAACTCAGATGTTAAAGCGAAAAAGTTAAAAAACAAACCCAAAGTTGTCAGGTCTGGCAAAGGTTCTACTAAGAAATCTGATGCCAAATCAAAACGTATTGCCTCAATGAAACGTCTTAAACAGACAGGAAGAGCGGAAGATGCCGCTAGTCTGTTTGAGGATTATGTAGAACTTTAACAAAGGAGTCATTTATGGCAATTGCAGCAAATACTAGGACTACTTTTAGTGCCGTAGGCATTAGAGAAGACCTAAGTAATATCATTTATAATATTAGCCCGATGGACACGCCGTTTATGTCAAGCGTGGGCAAAGGGTCTTGTGACAACACGTTGTTTGAGTGGCAGACTGATGAACTCGCCGCCGCCGCCGCTAACCAGAAATTAGAGGGTGATAATAACATGGATGCTCTAGCAGTTGCAGAGCCTCGACGTTTGCAGAACCGTACTCAGATTTCGTACAAAGCGGTACAAACATCAGGAACGGCAGAGGCTGTAGATTTTGCAGGCCGCAAGTCAAGTCAGGCGTATCAACTTGCTAAACGCGCAAAAGAAATTAAGCGCGATATGGAAAAGATGATGCTTTCTGAAGACCTTAAGGTTGATGGTAACACAACTACGGTTCGTAAAACAGCGGCTGTAATGTCTTGGCTTGGTACTGCCGCCGCAGGAACGTCAAACATTATTGATGGTTCGGCCTCTCCTGTTGTTGGTATTGTCAACCAAGGCTCGCCTACCGCTGGTTTTCCTAACGGATCGTCTGTAGCAAGTCCTTCGGGTTCTGATGCAGTTCTAACGATGGCAATGATTAACCTCGCTATGGAGCGTTGCTTTGATAACGGTGGTGAACCTACCGACCTCATGTGCGATGCTTCACTCAAGCAGAAAATTAGTTCGCTTGGTGGCTCGGTTATTGCTGACCTTCAGAAAGAAGCGCCGGGTGCGGCTCCTGCTACCGCTATCAACGCCATTGATGTTTTGGTGACTGATTTTGGTACGCTGAAGATTGTGCCTAGCCGTCTGTGTCTGCCTAACCAGTTGTACTTCTTTGACTATGATTTCTGGTCAATTGACTATCTACGGCCCTTTATGACCGAAACCCTTGCCAAGACTGGCGACAGCGTGAAGCAGTTGATGGTGGCTGAATACGGTCTACGCGCCAAGAATGGTTTGGCTAATGCGGCTGTTATCGGAATTAAAAACGCTTGATTAAATACAATAACACTCCTACTATTGTTGTTGAAGATAATGTGCTTTCACCTGATTTATGTGAACACATAATTAACCTTGCCGAAAATAAAGGGCTTGGCGATAATCTGATAAACCGTAATGGTAAGTATATCCAAGACAAAGCAAGAACCAGTAAAGGTGCTTTCTTTGATTACGGTGACAACGATGTGTTAGACGGTGTTATTGAAGCGTTTTCCGGTATGTGCGGTCTACCTCCTACCCGGTTGGAACCTCTGAGTATTCAAAGGTATCAGCCGGGGCAGGAGTACAAACCACACTATGATGCGTTTCTCCCTGATGAAATGGGGGAGATGCCGAAATCTTCAAAGATAAAAGAAGGTGGGAATCGCTGTGTCACTATGATTGCGTACTTGAATGACGTACAAGATGGTGGTGGCACAGTCTTTCCTGTTTTAGGGCTTGCTATACAAGCCGTACAAGGCAGGGTTCTTATGTTTGGAAACCTTGATGAAAACAAGGTTCCGCACCCTGCATCGTTACACATGGGACTACCTCCAGAAAACGGGGACAAGTGGATCATAACTTTTTGGTTTCGGGAGAAAGATGTAATGGTTACTAAGAAAGAATTTAAGAAAGCATTGAAGGCTGAACAATCTGTTAGCACTAAACCAAAGACTGTAGATGCTAAACTTCATGCAAAGAATGTTCACAAACAATTTAAAGCAATTACTGAAGATAGAGGATCAATGCCGATATGAATTCATCTGGATGGAATTTTGACGCTCCAGATTCTCGTCCTTGGAAACTGGACATTAATACTGATGGGACTGCAACTATTAACACTTACCAAGATGTACAACCTGTTATAGAAAGAAACAAACTTAACTTGAATAACTACGGTGACAAACTTACATTTGGTAAAGCGTCAGCAATGGGAACTGATAACGGAGTTACTGTAGCATCAATTCCTTTTGCCGTATGGGAACAGTGGTGCGAGGAAACAGGTGACGCAATCAAGAAAGATGACAAATTACTAGCAAAGTATTTAAACAATCCTGAAAACAAATATTTCAGGACTACACCTACGAGGGTATAATTATGTGGTTATATCAACCTACATTTTCAGGCAACGATCAGAAGCCTATTGTCAACAACTCTGTTTGGTTTAAAAGCAAGAATAGTTAATGGCTATAAGTAATTACACCGAGTTAAACACAGCGGTTGCTAACTGGTTAGACAGGGATGACCTGACTGACCGGATACCAGAGTTTATTGCTTTGGCAGAGGCTAGGTTTAACAGGTTGCTTCGCATTAGGGCGATGGAAGAAAAGCAGACTGCATCTACTGTAGTGGGGCAAAGAAATCTTGCCTTACCCGGAGGGTTTATACAGATGCGTAATCTGCAAATAAATACCTCTCCTATAACTCCTATGCAGTATGTTACCCCTGAAATCTATGATAGATTGTATGGAAGTACACAAGAAGGTACGCCGCAGATGTACACAATTATTTCTGATGAACTTCAGTTAGGGCCAGTACCGGGAAGTGTGCAGACTATTGAGATGTTATTTTACAAAAAGTTTGATGCTCTAACAGGGGTATCTCCTACAAACTGGGTAATTGATAATGCTCCAGATGTTTATCTTTATGGATGCTTGTTAGAAGCAGAGCCGTTTGTTATGAATGATCCTAGAGCGCAACTATGGGCAACAGCATTTCAGCAGTCTATATCAGATATACAAGAACAAGATAATAAGGATCGTCACTCAGGCTCCGCCCTTAGAGTAATGAATACGGGTGGCTACTATTGACCGCACCGATAACATGGGCTGAAGCCTCTTCCCCAATATACTGGAGTAGTATCGGTATAAATTGGAATAGCCCCGCCAAAGCAAACAGTTCTTTGTTTGCTGTAAGTAGTTCAGGCTCATCTACGCACTTAAACATAGTTTCGGGTTCTATTACTCTTGGCGTAAGCGCGGGGAATACAAACTCATCTGGAATGAACTTTCCAGAATCTATTACGTTTGCAATAAACAACGGATACAGTTCTGTCGGTGGATTTACTTTTTCAGAAAGCGTGAGTATGTCAGTACAAAATGGCTACACTCAAAATGATAACGCTACATTTGCTGACGCTGTATCTCTTGGCGTAACTGGCGGTTATGTAAACAATACTCTTTATCCAGAAAGCGTAACTTTAGCCGCAACAAATAGATTTATTCTTGGTCAATTTTTCCAAGATACAATTACCATGACTGTAAATGGTTCCGCAGTAACAGACAACGAGTTCCTATGGGATGATGTTTCTGATGCACCAACAACTTGGACAACAGTGGATTATCCAAATTGAAAGACACAACTTATGCTGATATAAAGGCCACAGGAGGCTTAACCATGAATGAAGTAAAAGAAGTTGCTCTTCAACTTAAAAATACTTGGAATATTGTCTGTAAGGATTCCGAAGGAAAAATAAAGTGGGAAGAAAATAAAAAGAATCTTATTGTTGACGGAGGGCTTAATGACTTACTTGATAAGTATTTAAAAGG